TGGTGTCTGAGGAATTACTAGTTGCGGACTAGGACAGCTCATGTTAGTCATGTATTATGGAGTTTTCCAACACGTATCTTTGTTTTATATAGGATCTTTTAGTTATCATTTAACTTGATATGTTAAATGTGTTTAGTTTTATCCCTTGGGATACGGCACTGGCGTTTAGTTACAGTTGCACACAACCTCGTGAGGTTCCCATTGTAAAATTTTATTAATCTGGCGAACGGAAAGTTCATTTCTTATGAAGTAATGAGTACAAATAGCCAACCATTATATTGATCATGTCTTTTACTACAAATGAAAATACCGTATTGAATACTTTGTTGAAGAACTCGGCTCTTGATTATGTTATATGCAATTCTAAACGATTGATTGATATGAAGGCACAGTTATATGGTGATGATGTTTATATTAATTGTAATGGTGAATTGGTTTTCTTTGGAACTTATCAACCAACTGTTGTTTTGATTCGAAAGAACTGCAAGACCCATGACAAGATTTATTTGGATCGTCATATGTTGAATTGTGCCAAAACTTTGTTGTTATTATCTGGTGATATTGAAACAAATCCAGGACCTGTTGTTGCAGAAATGTATCATACATGTGTTGGTGCTTTTTATTTTGGCCAGGATATAACAGATTTTACTGAATTTGTACATGATTTGAAATGTTGGGATTTTAATGAAGGTGAAGATTATGACTTCACTTCAATATTATTTCAACCTACTGATAAGAAAATGTATAAATTTTTGTCACAAATAATGTGGGATGAAGTCAAACATTTGGCTATGTTCCACTTACCTTATAGATTTAGATTTATGTTGAGTGATCTTGACTTATCATCTGAATGGGCCATTATTGAACGTCTTTTGATGTTATCTGGAGATGTTGAAACTAACCCAGGCCCTGTGCAATCGCGCCCTTCACAATATCGCTATAACGACCCTAGAGTTGTGAAGTTGGAAAATGCATTGCATCGTCGTGATGATAAAATCAAGACTTTGATTAAACATTTGCGTCAACAGATTAAATCCAATCATACCAGAGTGTATTGCCAAATTTTTGATGATATGCGTGGTACGATGGGAGATATGAGCGCAAATTTGAATCGAATGTGTGACTTCTTGGAAAATAGTTTACCTGGATTGCAAGCTAATATGCAGGCCCACTTTACCCATGCAGTAGATAAATACGCC